CATGTAATATACACTAAGTTAACAAATAGTGGTCAATCATTAGAGGATTATAAAGGAACAGTACTTGAAGATTATACATTAAAACAAAATATGTTTAAAAATCAAGATTTATTTGATTATGTAGACAATGGGTTAATGCGAAGCAAATTTTTTCAAACTAATAGTCCTGCGTTAAAGAAACAAATAATTTTTGAATGTTTATTTCCAAAACAAAGCTATTTTACAGATGCATGGCAAAGACATAGTTATTACGGTGGACTAAGCACAGTATGTTTTGAAAATGTAGAAAAATTTAAAAAATGTAAAAATCATAATGGTATAGTTTTAGATGTTAATTCACTTTATCCTTATATAATGAGCGATAGATTACTACCATACGGACAAGCAAATTTTAAGGAAATTCCTTGGTGCAAAATGAATGAAAGTTATAAGAAATGTTTTCCACTTTATATTCAAGAAATTACTATTTATGACTTTGAAGTAAAAGAAAATAAGATGGCATTTTTACAAGTTAAGGATAATCCAAAATTCAATGGTAGAGAAATTTTAAAGAATAATGTAAAAGACGGTGAAAAAGTAACATTAACTTTTAGATTATGTAATCCATTGCTAGAGTTATTATTTGAATGTTACAATGTTTACTCTTATGAACTTGGTGGTCATATGGCATTTACTGGTACTCATGATTTATTCAAAAATTATATAGATTTTTGGAGCGAAGTGAAAAAGAATAGTACAGGAGCAAATAGAGCAATTGCAAAATTAAGACAAAATGGATTATATGGTAAATTCGGTATGAGTGGAAGTAATGAAATTACAGAATTTGAAAATAAAGACGGAATATTTACAATTAATCATTTACATGATGAATATGTTTCGGACAATATTTATTTACCTATGGCAACGTTCATTACAAGTTATGCGAAACAATATTTAGTTCAAGCGATTAACGCAAATTATGAAAGGTTTTTATATTGCGATACTGATAGTTTACACTTATATGGAACACTTGAAGAAGTAAAAGGCGTTAACATTGGTGCAAAAATTTACGGTTACTGGGACAATGAGTTGTGCTTTGAAGATTTTAAATATATTGGTAGCAAACGTTATGCAGAAAAGAATGCAGAAACTCATAAATGGGAAATAAAGTGTTGTGGCTTAACAGATAGCATAATGAAACAAGTTGATGATATTAATGTGTTTGATAATTGTCCACATTCAAGTAAGGAATTAAAAAAGATGAAATTGTATACAAAGGAAAATGATGTATATTATTACTACGATAAAGAATGCACAAAGAAAATAGTAGGATTAATTAAATCTAAAAAATCAAAGATAATAAAAGGTGGTACACTTATACAAGAACAACCTTACAAAATTTCAAATAGTTATTATTTATTTTAGGGGGATTGGAATTTATGAAATATGAAGAATATATTGAAAAGTATGGCGATAGATATATAAGAGGTATGACATACAGATTTTATAATACTATTTTAGTAAAATATCATGATAGAGTAGAATTTGAAGATGTATTACAAATATGCGAAACAAAAGTTGCATTTGCCATAAATAATTATGATGAAGATATTGCAGGACTAAACACATTTATTGCGAAAGTAATAAAAAATGGGGTTTATGATGTATTAAAAATTGAAAGAAGAGAAAAAAGAAAAGTTTATGATAATATGGTGTTTTTAGATAAAGAAGTTAAAGAAGAAAATAATGATATGAGTTTATACAATGTTATTCAATCTGAAGATGAATATGAAGATATTAATGAAACAATAGATAAGGTATGTGCATTTATTAAAAATGAAAGGCATAAAGAATATTTTAAAATGTATTGTCAAGGTTTTACCATTGAAGAAATAAGTAATAAATTTGGAGTAAAATACAATGGAACAAAAACAATTCTTTCAAGGATTAGAAAAAGATTGAGAGAACACGAAAAAGAAATAAGAGAAATAATATAATAATTGGAGGGTAATACCCTCCTTTTATTTTACCCCTAAACTTCTAAATATATCATACATTAAATGTTTAATATTTTGGTCTGAAAATCTTACTCTTCCAACTTGGAAATATGAAATTAATTGTTTTAACATATTAAGATTAATTCCACTTGCATTTAACAATGTATTTGGATTATGGTCTTCACAACTTAGCACATATTCATTACAAGTTTTCATGTATTTGTCATCACAGTAAAATATACCTGTTTTATAGTCAAGCCATATCATAGCCCTTTCACCATTAAAAACTATACTCATAACAGGAGAAGTATTTCGCTTTGGTCTTTTTTCTATAAACACTTCACTATCTCTCAATGAATTATTATAAATTGAATAGTCTGCATATTTTGTCCCTTTAATAAGTTTACCGAATTTTGTTTCTAGTTTTTCATTAATAAATACAGTATCTGTACACATTTCAATAACTAGTTCACCATCACGTGCAATTGTAAATCGCTCTGTCTTTTTAGGGGTTACATCAAAGTAAGTGAAATATGGATTTACTATAGAAACATTATTAGCTAATAAATAAGCTTTAACATTATTTCTTTTTCTCGCTATTGTTTCATATAAATCTAAAAATACATCAACTTCATTTGTTAGGTATCTTATACAACCTTTATCAACTATAAATTCGTCAAAAATTATTGTAGTTACGAAAGGATAATCAACTGATTTTAATTTTTGAGAAGTAGAAAGAGCAATTGCATACCCTGCGATTTTTCCATCTACATAGAATGTTTTTCCCTTAACTTCAAACGTATGACTTTTAAACTTTTTCCTTAAATCGGGTGAATCAAAAAATTTGTGAATATCATTTAATTCAGTTTTGTATCTTCTTACATAGACAAATTGTTCGCCTTTTTTAATAAACTTTTTTATCACATTACACTTAGCACCAAATGTTTTACCAAAACCTCTGTTTGTTAATATAAAATTTAAAGTTGCATTATAACTATTAATTCTATCATAATTATACCATGCCATGGTCTAGCACTTCCTTTCATTTAATTAAAGCCCACACATTAAATCTGCATGGGCTGATAATTTATACAATTATACTGTCAATACCTAATTGTCTTAATTTTTGTTGCATTTCCTCTGCATTTGATTTAATTTTATATGCTCCAACTTGTACACGATAAATTTTATCATTTGTATTTTGACTTGGTACACTAACTGGTCTAGACATGTATACCTTACCAGTAAGTGCTTCTATAATTGCTGAACAAATACTATCAAAATTTTCCCTATATTTTTGTACGTCATATGAACTATCGCAGAAACAAATTTCAATCAATAACATAGGCTTGTTTGTATTCTTTAAAACGTAAAGTCCTTTTCTTTCTTTTCCTCCTCTATCTTTTAATCCACTTGCTTTACTAATTGCAGATGAAACTTGACTTGCTAATTGTGATTGTGAATAATAACAAACTTCTGTTCCCATACTGCTTGATGTATGCTGATAAGCATTAAAATGAATTGATATATCTATACCATCTTTAAATTTATTATGCCAGTTTGCAATATTAGCTAAGTTTTGTGAACTTGAACTTGATGTGTCATGATACTTGTACACTTCAATGCCCATAGCTTTACACATTTCATAAATTCTATCAACTACTTTTCTTGCTTCGGTAACTTCATTTATTATATCACTTGCACCTTGACAGTTAATACTATGTCCGCTACTTATGTTAATTTGTGAATAACTCATTTTTGAATCCTCCCTATTTTGGAATATAAAATAATAATTAATAGAAATATAATTTTGATTGATATATCAACATACATTTCCCACCACATTATTTTTTACCCTCCACTTTATCTTCAATATTTTCTAACCTTACCATAATACCTTTTAGAGTAACATTTAACTCATTTAATGTCTTTGTAAAATTTGAATTGTTCCAAAATAATACTACACAACAAGCTATAGGGAAACCAACATTTGTAATTAAATTTGTTATATCTTCCATAATAACCTCCTATTCATATAATTCAGTTGATAAATTTCCATAATCATCAACTATTATTTTAAACTGTTTATTATTTGGTGATATTAAAACTATTTTATTATATGGTAGCATTAAATTAATTGTATTATTTAAGTTTTCGCACGTGTCTTGGCATTGATAAATTAAATTGTATAATTCAGCAAGAACTTCTTGCCATGTGTTTTTATCCATGTTATAAAGATTTTGTATTGAAGAATAAATATTTTCTTTACTTGCCATTATTATTCACTTCCTTTTTAAAATTAGGAAAGTTGATGTTGCCTCCTTACTCATTTCGGACCATTACAAACAAATTGGGATTA